CCATGCGTCGCATTCTGTACGTTGAATCCTACGTGCGCATCGACAAGGACGGCGACGGCATTGCGGAACTGCGCAAGGTCTGCTCCATCGGCAACGCCCACCACGTCCTTCACGACGAAGTGGCGACCGACGTGCCGTTCGCGTTCTTTTGCCCCGATCCCGAACCGCACATGATGATTGGCCAGTCCATTGCCGATCAGACCATGGACCTTCAGGCCATCAAGTCGGCCATTGTCCGCAACACGATGGACTCGCTGGCACAGGTCATTCACCCCCGCACCGTGGTGGTGGAAGGCATGGTCAACATGGACGACGTGATGAACAACGAGACGGGCGCGATTATCCGCACCCGCCAAGTTGGTGCCGTGCAGCCGTTGGCCGAACCGTTTGTCGGACAGGCCGCCATGCCGCTGATTGCTTACATGGATCAGATCAGGGCGCAGCGCACAGGTATCTCCGCTGCTTCTCAGGGGTTGGACCCCGACGTGTTGCAGTCAACCACGAAAGCCGCAGTCACTGCCACCGTACAGGGCGCGCAGGAGCGCACCGAACTGGTGGCGCGCTTGTTTGCCGAAAACGGCATGAAGCGTCTGTTCAGAGGCTTGCTGAAGCTCATCTGCCGCCACCAAGACAAGCCCCGCGTGATCCGTCTGCGTGGCAAGTGGGTTGAGGTTGATCCCCGATACTGGGATGCCGATCTGGACGTTCAGGTAAACATTGGCCTTGGTCGGGGCACCGATCAGGATCAGATGGCGTTTCTGATGCAGATTGCCGCCAAACAGGAACAGATTGTCCAGTTGCTTGGCCCGAACAACCCGCTGGTGCCGATTGACAAGTATCGCAACACCCTTGCGCAGATCGTCAATAAGGCTGGGTTCAAAGATGCGTCGCGGTACTTTGGCGACGTGGACCCGCAGCAGATGGCGCAGGTTCTTGCCCAGCAGTCCCAGCAGAAGGCCCCTGATCCGGCCGTCATGCTGGCACAAGTTGAAGCCCAGGAAACGCAGGCTGGCATTGTTCGCGAAAACATGAAGGTGCAGGCCGACGTTGAGGACAGCCTGCGCGTTGATGCGCGTGAGCGGGAGAAGATGCGGCTCGACGCAATGGTGCGCTTGGCCGAGATCGAGGCCAAGTATGGCACTGCGGTCAACACGGCGCGCATTGAGGCAGAAATTGCCCATGCCGAGTCGATCTCAAAAGCCAACATTGAAGCGGACACGGCGCGGCACAACGCAATTGTTCAAGCGTTGAGCCAGCCACCTGCGGGAATGCCAAATGCTTGATCAAGACCTTGTGCGCCGCGCACAAGATTTGGATTCCAACCCCGCGCTGGACGAAATTGCCCAGCGTGTGATTGAGAAATACACGCATATTTTCATCAATTCCGCGCCGACAGAAGTCGAAGCGCGCGAAGACGCCTATCGAATGATCAAGGCGGTAAACGAGCTGCGGGCGGAAATAAAGTCCGTAGCAATTTCCAATTCCGTTACAGCGTGGAATCGCGGCTTGCGCGGAAAAACATGATAGGATAAAAATACTATGACCGACACGGCCAATTCAGCCACCGGCATTCATGGTGCAGCACAGTCTTTTGAGGCCTTACTCGCCGGGGGAAGCCCCGATCTCGGGTCGCCTGAACTAGCAGATGCAGCATCTGAAGCCCCTGCCAATAACCAGGCAGAGGCGTTTGACGACTCCCACGAAGGGGAAGAGACGGCAGCTGTTTCCGAGGAAGCGGAAGTTGTCCCCGAAGAGGAAGTCGCCGCTGAAAGCGACGAAGGTTCCCAAGAAGCCGAACCGGAAGTCCAGCTAGTCACCGTCACTGTGAACGGCAAGACCGAGCAGATTCCGCTTGAAGAGGCAGTCAAAGGATACCAGCGCCAAGCGGATTATTCGCGGAAAACGCAGGCACTTTCGGAAGAGAGAAAAACACTCGATGCCGAAAAGCAGGCGGTCTTAGAGGAACGGTCGCAGTACGCTCAACTGCTCAACGCGCTCCAGCAGCAGATCCAATCTGCCGCCCCACAGGAGCCCGATTGGCAGAAGCTCTACGAAACCGATCCGATGGAATGGGTACGCCAGAGGGAAATTTGGCGCGATCGTCAGGAAAAAATGACGGCAGCGCAGTTTGAAGCACAACGCATTCAAACCCTTCAGGCACAAGAACAGCAGGCGCAGCTCGCCAAAGTTGTCCAAGAAGGCCGGCAAAAGTTGGTTGAATTGGTTCCAGCTTGGAAAGATGCGAAGAAGTGGGAAGCGGATCGCGTTGGGCTGCTTGATTATGGGCAGCAGCTGGGTTTCAGCGCCGACGAATTAAACGCAACCTACGACCCGCGTGCAGTTGTGGCTTTGTATAAGGCCATGCAGTACGACACGTTGATGGCGAAACGGCCGCAGGCGGCCCCGCCCCGCGTGAAGTCTGCTCCTGCAGGCTCTGCAAGTTCTGCTCCACGTCCCCAGTCCGATGTGACCAAAGCGAAACAGCGTCTCGCCCAATCCGGCAAAGTCGCAGATGCGGCTGCGCTATTCGAAAACTTTATAGACTGAAGGCAGGACTGAATCATGGCTATTGCAACGAATACCCTCACCCGTTACGACGGGTACCGTGCCGTCCGCGAAGACCTCGCGAACGTCATTTACAACATTTCTCCCGTCGATGTGCCCTTCATGAGCAATATCGGTCGTGAGAACGTCAAGAACACCTTCTTCGAGTGGCAGACTGACCAGCTCGCTGCGGCTTCGACCACGAACGCCCAGCTCGAAGGTGACGACGTGCAGGGCACCGCCGATTCGCGTACGCCCACACAGCGCGTTGGTAACTACTCGCAGATCAGCCGCAAGATCATCGAAACTTCGGGCACGCTCGAAGCCGTCGATAAGGCTGGTATGCGTTCCTATCTCGCTTACGAACTCGCCAAGGCGGCTTCGGAACTCAAGCGCGACATGGAAGCCACGCTGACCTCCAACCAGATTGCTGTCGCCGGTGGCAACACAACTGCCCGCAAGACCGCTGGTCTGGGCGGCTGGATCATCACCAACAGCTACTCGGGCACTGGCACGACGGCTTCGGCCCCGGTCATGTCTTCGGGCGCTGGCAACCTCGACGGCTATCCGGCTACGGCCGCTGTCGCTGGTGCGTCGCGTGCGTTCACCGAAACTCTGCTCAAGACGGCCATTCAGGGCGTCTGGTCGCAGGGCGGTGATCCCAAGATGCTGATGGTTGGTCCGTTCAACAAGACTGTTGTTTCGGGCTTCACTGGCATTGCCACTCGCTACCGCGACGTTCCCGCTGGCAAGCAGGCTGAGATCATCGGCGCGGCCGACGTTTACGTGTCCGACTTCGGGACCGTGAACGTGGTGCCGAACCGCTTCCAGCCGGAAAACAATGCGTACTTGGTCGATCCTGAGTACGCTGCTGTTGGCTATCTCCGCAACTTCCGCACGGAAGTCCTGGCGAAGACCGGCGACGCCGAGAAGCGCATGATCATCGTCGAGTACGGCCTGAAGGTCCGTCAGCAGAAGGCGATGGCTGCAGTGCGCGACCTCGCGACCTCCTAAAACTAACGGGGGCGGCTTGCGTGCCGCCCCCAACTCTTCGGGGGAACAATGAAAAAGGTAATGGATTTTGATCCCAACACAGGGATCAAGCACGTTTTTCACTACGACAATCTTACCGATGAAGCGACGATCACCGCCGAGCAAGACGTTGATCACATCATCGAACAGAACAAGCAGCTGATGAACGAAGCGCCCGAAAAGTGGGGTGAGTGGACCCGAGTGGCGCAGATCCCGATGGTCATTTATCTCGACCTGCAGAAAAAAGGCATCCTGACCGATCAGGTTGCGCTGAAGCGGTGGTTGAACGACCCCGACAATAAGTTCTTCAGAACCAAAGCGGGAACCATCTGATGAAGGTGGCGATTTGCATTCCAAGCCGCGACATTGTTCACGCGGCTTTTGCTTTTGATTTGGCCAATTTGGCCGCGTACTGGACGGCGCGTAATGGCGGAATGGGCGGCTCGCTGACCATTTTGAACAGCACCGGCACGTTGATCGCAGATCAGCGCGTCGATCTGGCCAACGAGGCAATCAACGCCGGTGCCGAATGGACCCTGTGGCTGGACACAGACATGCGGTTCCCGAAGTCGGCATTGGACCGCCTTTTGGCGCATGGCAAGGACATCGTGGGGTGCAACTATTCCACCCGCGTTGTGCCGCCAGAGCCGACCGCCACTGCGTTCAAAGACGGCGAGTGGGTGAAGGTTTACACGACGCCGGATTCGACGGGGCTTGAGCCGGTCGATTTTCTGGGTTTTGGGGTCACGTTGGTCAAAACCGACGTGTTCAAACGGTTGGAAGCCCCGTGGTTCCATTTGGGCTATTCGACGGTGAATAACAAATTCATTGGCGAGGACATGTACTTTTGTCTGAAAGCCAAAGAGGCGGGTGTTTCGAGTTTTGTTGACCAGGACCTGTCAAAAGAAATTCGGCACATTGGCAGTTTTGAATTTCGGCATGAACATATTACAATGCCGGAAACGGAGAACAGGTAATGGCGATTGCAACATATTCGGACTTGCAGTCGGCGGCAGCTGATTGGCTGAACCGCGCGGACCTGACTGCCGTCATTCCGACGTTCATTTCGCTTGGTGAGGCCAAATTCAACCGCGAAATGCGCGTTCGGGACATGCTGACGCGCTCTGAGGCCGTCAGCAACAACGAATATGTGGCCATGCCAGCTGATTTTCTTGAGGCTTATAACCTTGAATTAAACATGACTGGCCTTTCTGCCCGTCAATCCTTTGAGTTTATTGGCCCAAACGAGGCCAAAATGCTCAAGGCCAATAAAATCAGAAATGACACGCGGTATTTCACCATTATCGACGGTGCTTTTGAGCTTATTCCGGCCCCGCAGTCGAATGTTGACCTGCTGTTGACCTATTACGCGCGGATTCCGGCGCTTTCGGGCACGCAGACGACCAATTGGCTGCTCACCAAGTCGCCCGATCTGTATTTGTACTCAACTTTGCTGGAAGCCGCCCCATATCTAAAAGACGATCAGCGCGTGCAGATCTGGGCCGCGGCCCGTCAGCAGGTTCTTGATGCAATGCAGCTCGAAAGCGAGCGTTCCATGCGGCAAACCATCCAGCTTGCAGCACGCAGACGAGGCTTTGGACTGTAATGCCGTTCACTTCCTACACCGACAACAAGCTGATCGACCACCTGCTCGGCAGCGGCACGTACACCAAGCCTGCGTCCAAGTATGTGGCGCTGTATGTGGGCGATCCTGCCGGCAGCGGCACCGAGATTTCGACTTCGGGCACGGCGTACGTGCGTCAGTCAGGTTCGTTCAGCGTTTCGGGTGGCACCGCCACCAACTCTGGCAACATTGAGTACCCCGCTGCAACGGCAGCGTGGGGCACAATCACACATGTGGCGATCTTTGATGCGTCCACGAGCGGCAACATGTTGGTTTCTGCCGCTTTGTCTTCCGCAAAAACCATTGGCACGGGTGACGTGCTGCGCATCCCCACGGGCCAGCTGTCCGTGACTTTGACTTGAGGACTGAAAAATGGCTGTCACCTATTCCTCCACTCTCAAAAACAACCGTATGCAGCTTGTCGCCGATCTGATCGCGGGCAAGACGGCAGCGGCTTCGACCGGCTCCGCAACTGCTGGCTCGCTGGTCATTGGCACGTCCGCGCTTTCGGGCGCAACTGGCGTGCTTGCCACAATCACGCTCAATTCCACGCCTGGCACGGTTTCGGGCGGTGTGTTGACGCTTTCTGGCACCCCGCTGTCGGCGACGGCATCGGCCACAGGCACGGCTGCCAAGGCTGAACTGCGCGACAACGCAGGCAACGTGATTGTGTCCGGTTTGACCGTTGGCACCAGCGGCACGGACATCACGATCAACGCCACGGCGATTTCGTCGGGTCAGACGGTTCAGGTGACAAGCGGCACCATCACGCACGGGTAAGTTTAGATGGCAACGTCGAACGGCCAGTATGGCAAAGGCGCATACGGCGTTGCTGCTTTTGGCGTAACGACGTTCAACGCGGCGTTGGCGGCAACCGAAGCCGCTGACACCGCTGCCGTCGTTGCGGGCATCACCGCGTCTGCATCCCTTGCAGCCACTGAAACTGCCGACACGGCAGCTGTTGTAACCACAGCCAAAACCAACGCGTCGCTTGTAGCCACAGAAACGGCTGACACGGCGACCGTTGCCGTCACCGCGACGACGCAGGTCCAGATCGCGGCGACCGAGGCACAAGACACGGCGGCGGTTTCTTCGTCAGTGTATTGGTCGGTTGTCCTTGCAGCGACCGAGGCACCAGACACTGTTTCGATTGCAACCACGGCCACGACCAGCGCCGTATTGGCCGTCACGGAAGCGCCAGACAACGACAGCACCGTGGTGGTCGTCACCACAGACCTGACGCTGCACGCGACAGAAGCCACGGACACTGCGGCCGTCGCGCTCACGGCCACAACTTCGGCGGCCCTTGCGGCAACTGAAGCACCTGACACCGCGACCGTCGCAGTCAACGCCCTGACACAGGTGCAGCTGGCGGCCACGGAAGCCCAGGACACCGCGGCTGTTGCCGTCAAAACCATTTACGACGTTGCCGCTGCGGCGCTTTCGGTGTCGTCCACGACCGCCGATGGCCAGGCCGTGTACCTTGTGTCCGGCGCAACAAATGTGGTATCAATTTCCTCTGGAAATGCCGTTCTTGTATATTCTGGAACGGCAAATACTGCTTCCACTTCGGCCGCGAATGCGACGGCCCGACTGCTATGGGAGCCTACGCCGGGACCAAGCGACACCTGGGCTGCCCAGACCGTCCCCGGCCAATCGTGGAACAATTTGACGAATGGAACCGGCTCGTGGGCTCAACTCCCGAACGGTTCGGATACGTGGATTCCAGCTCCATCCGTGAGCAACAATTGGCAAAAGGCAGCTTGAGATGGCCGATACTTTTACAACGAACCTCAATCTGACGAAGCCTGAAGTTGGTGCTTCGACGGACACTTGGGGCACGAAGCTCAACACAGACCTCGACACGCTTGATGGCATTTTCAAGGGCGACGGCACGGGCACGTCGGTTGGCCTGAACGTCGGTTCGGGCAAGACGCTTGCTGTTGCCGGTACGATTTCCGGTGCTGGTTTTAGCACTTACCTTGCTTCTCCTCCTGCAATCGGGGGCACGGCCGCCGCTGCGGGTACGTTCACGACGCTTTCCGGCACAACATCTTTAACTTCGCCACTCGTAATCGGCGGTACGGGCGCGGCTTCGGGTCTTACACTTCAATCTACGTCTGGCGTTGGCTCTTCAGATACGATTTCTTTTAAGGTTGGTAACGCCGGTGCGACAACGGCGATGTATATCAACACGTCCGGTCTTGTAGGTATCGGCACCACTGCGCCAAATTATACTTTGGACGTCGTAAAAAACCAAAATGGAAGCACAGCAGCGGAAGTGTTCAATAACAGTTCGGCTGCGAATGCTACATCTGACGTTATTGTAAATAACGGAACGAACTATGCTTGGTTACGTCAGTTTGGAACAGGAAGTGCGTTTTCTAACCAAACCTGGCTGTCAAATACATCCGCGAATCCTCTAGTTTTTGGTACAAACACCACTGAGCGCATGCGCATCGACTCCTCCGGCAACGTGGGGATCGGGACGAGCAGCCCTGCTGCAAAACTTGATGTACAGTCTTCTACGCAACGCACTTCGTTTACAGGGACGGCGGCGGGCGTTCTAAATGTTAAATCAACAACTGCAACTGGTGATTACGCTTCTATAACTTTTCAAGGAAGCGGCGGCAATCCAGCAGCAAAAATTGCTTATCAACAAACATCTTCTGGCGGCACATTGTCGTTTGGAACATCAAATGATTATGGCGCTGGTATTACTAATACTGCTGCGGTTATCGACTCCTCCGGCAACGTGGGGATCGGTCAGACGCCAACTGGAACATATAAATTAGAAGTCAACGGCAATATGGCTGGTGGCTTTCTTAACGTGTTTGGCACAGGAACCCCCGCAAACGGGATCAACAACGTCACGACGAACGCGCTTGGCTTTTTCACCAACAGCACCGAACGCGCCCGCATCGACAGCGGCGGCAATGCTGTTTTTGGCAACAGCGGAGCTGCATCAAATACACCGACAACAGGTATGTGTTTGATGCAGAATGGTGGAACAATCGGGTCTATTGGCATCGGTCACGCTACAGGGACCGCTACTGGCAATACATATTTACATTTCTGCTACAATGGCAGTTCAATCGGAAATGTTACGCAAAACGGCACTACTGCTGTTTCTTACAACACATCATCTGATTACCGCTTGAAGACTGCTGTTCAGCCTATGACTTCGGGTCTTGCAACTGTAGCTGCGTTAAAACCTGTCACTTACAAATGGAACGCAGACGATAGCATTGGCGAAGGGTTCATTGCCCATGAACTGCAAGATGTTATCCCGCTTGCCGTCACAGGTGAAAAAGACGCAGCGGATGCTGATGGCAATCCTGTCTATCAGGGCGTGGACTACAGCAAGATCGTGGTTCATCTTGTCGCGGCTGTGCAGGAACAACAAGCTCAAATCGAAGAACTTAAGGCCCGCGTGGCCGCTTTGGAGGCTAAATAATGGCTATCACCTACACATGGTCTTTCCCGCAGTTTGACGTTGCCAAGGCTGAAGACGGCCTGACCGATGTCGTGAAGACAATCCATTGGCGCTATGACGCGACTGATAGCAAAGTCTCTTGCGGATGCTACGGCACGGTTGCTCTTGATGCGCCAAACCCGTCTGAGTTCACGCCTTACTCGGCTTTGACGGCTGATTGGTGCATTACAGTTTGCTCTGCCAAACTGGACATGACTGAGATCAACCAGAAACTCGCAGATCAGATCGCGCTGCTCAACAATCCTCCGGTGGTGCCGATGGTTCCCCCGTTTGCCGCGCTTGCTTGATCTAAAGGTCAACCGTGCTCAAAAATTTTGACGATTGCTTCAAGATGCTGCTCGTTCACGAAGGTGGTTTTACCAACGACCCTCGTGACGGCGGCGGCATGACCAATTGGGGCGTGACGCACATCGACTGGGCTGCGTGGATTGGCCATGAGCCGTCGGAAGCCGAGATGCGCGCGATCACCAAGGACGACGTGAAGCCGCTTTACAAGCGCAAGTATTGGGACAATCTGCGTTGCGATGATCTGCCCAGCGGCCTTGATTGGGCCGCCATGGATTTTGGCGTCAACTCGGGCATTGGCCGCTCTGCGAAGTACCTGCAAAGGCTTGTTGGCGTGAAGGATGATGGCGCGATTGGCCCTGGCACGCTCGCTGCTGTCAACGCGCATGACGCCAAAGATTTGATTGAAAAGTTGTGTGCCGCACGCATTGAGTTTCTACAGAAACTGTCCAATTTCGACCACTTTGGCAAAGGCTGGACCCGCCGCGTGCAGGAAGTTGAGGCGCAAGCCAAGGAAATGGTGGCGTAATGGCGCTTGTTCCGATCCAAATCCCTGCCGGCCTTGAGCGCAACAACACGCCCTACGATTCCCCAAATCGTTGGTGGGACTGTAACCTGATCCGTTGGCAGTCTGGTTCGATGCGCCCGGTCGGGGGCAATTTGCGACTGACGCAATCTCCGTTGGATTCGGCGGTGCGCAAAATTTTTGTGTATCGAGACAACGCAAACATCCGCGATGTGCTGGTCGGAACGGAAGCAAAGCTCTACACCGATCAGGGCTCGTACGTTGACATCACGCCAACCAGTTTTGTGCCGCTGTCCACGATTGGCGTGAACGGTGGATATGGCACATTTGAGTGGGGCAAGTACACATACGGCAACGCGCGGCCATACCCGTCGCCCGTGTATTCTCCGTTCGCTTATTGGACCTTTGGTAACTGGGGCGAAGATGTCATCCTGACAGCCAATTCCGACGGCCGTCTGTTCTATTACACGACATCAACCCCCACGACGAAGCCCGCCGTCATTTCTGCTGCGCCAACTGGCAACGCTGCTGTGCTGGTCACAGAAGAGCGTCACGTCATGGCCATCGGCCAGACCGGAGGTGGCGGTACCTCACGTCGTGTTGCGTGGTCTTCGCGTGAAGACTACACCGATTGGAATTATGCCAGCACGACCAATACCGCAGGTTTCCAAGACCTTGCCGCCCGCACACCGTTGCAGAAGGGCGTGAAGGTCAAAGAAGGCGTGCTGATCTTCTCGCTGTCCGAAGTGTATCTCGCGCAGTACGTCGGCACACCCTACATCTACGGCTTCAACCGCCTGTCTGATGTTTCCATCGGCCACCCCGACAGCATCGCCGTGTTCAATGGTAAGGCCGTCTGGATGTCGCGAAACGGATTCCAGCTGTACAACGGTGGCTTCGTTGGGCCTCTCGACTGCCCGATCTTCAACGACATTATCGCTGAAATGGACCCCCTGTATGGGCCGTTCTCCATGCACGCTTCGCACAACGGTGTGTTTCCAGAGATCTGGTGGTTTTACCCGACAGCTGGCAACAAAGAGGCCAATCGCTACGTCATTTGGAACTATCAGGAAAACTGGTGGGCGTGGGGTTACATGTCACGCTCGGCCATGGCCCCTGCTGAGACATACCGCTATCCCTACATGGGCGACGCGACTGGCAACATGTACCGCCACGAAGACGGTTGGACGGATTCGGGCGTGTCTCGCGTCGGCCAAGTGTTCTGTGAAAGCGCCATGCTGTCGCTTGGGAATGGCGATCAGGGCGTGGAAGTCCGCCAAGTTCTTCCCGCCGGCGGCCATGGCTACGCCAACCTGACGACCTCTTTTTACAGCCGCATGACCCCTGAAGGCGCTGAACGGACCTTTGGGCCGTATGCCACTCGGGCCGACGGTTACACCGACTGCCGTGTTTCCGGCCGCGACGCGCGCCTGCGGTTCAATGCGGCGCAGGATGCTGATTTTGGTGTGGGCAAGGTGCGGTTCGACGTTTCCGCGGGGCCAGGTCGATGAATATTCAATTCCCTGACCCCAGCGGCACCGGCGTCAATCCAGCGTACATGACGCGGGTTTTGTCGGCCCTTCGGTCGGCGTTCCTTTCTGTCGTTTCAAAGGACGAGTCGGTGCCACGCATCCTGCTCTCGTCGCCCAGCGGCAAGGTTTATTCCATCACGGTGTCCGACACCGGCACGATTACGGCGACACTAAATGACGGTAAAAGCAGACTCTGACGGACTGCCGCCCGAAGAAATCATCAAGCGTATCGAGCGGGCGCTTGTGCTGGGAGGCGGTACCCATTCGTGGGAAGATATTCGTATCGGGCTGATTGAAGGCCGATACCAGATTTTCTGGAACAAGCACGGGGCCTGCATTACCGAGATTTGTGACGCTCCGCAGGCGCGGTATTTGAATTGTTTCGTGGTCGCCGGGGAATTGCCGGGGGTCATGGAATTACACGAAGAAGTCGAAAATCACGCCATTTCGATGGGGTGCAAATATATGCAAACTTCTGCTAGAATGGGCTGGCAGAAAGTTCTTCCAAATTACGGATGGAAAAAGGCTCGGATTGTCTTTGTCCGCGACCTACAGGAAATGAACCATGGGTAAGAGCAGCCCCCCGGCAACGCAGACAGTCGTCAATAAAAACGAACTGCCCCAATGGGTGCAGGACGCGGGCCAAAAGAACTTGGCTGCCGCGTACGACGTTTCGGCCAACATGATGGGTCCGTACTCCGGCCCGCGTGTGGCTGGGATGACCAATGGCGCGCAGGCCGATATTGCCGCCATGCAGAATAACGTCGGCTCGACCAATCCCGCTTTCGCCCTTTCGCAAGATACTGCTGCTGGCCTAACCAATTACAACCCTGCGCAGGTTCAGGCAGGGTCGCTCGCAAATACCGACCTGTCCTCATACATGAACCCCTACACCCAGAACGTCATCGGCGCTGGGATGCAGGCCATCGACATGCAGCGCCGCAACGCCTTGAACCAAATTGGTGATCAGGCCATCCGTACAGGCGCTTTTGGTGGTTCTCGTCAGGGCGTTCAGGAAGGTATTACAAACGCTGCGTCTGCGGCGCAGGCGGGGAATCTTGCATCGCAGCTGATGGCGCAGAACTTCTCGCAGGCGCAGGGCGCAGCGACAAACGACATCAACCGCAATTTGCAGGCGCAAACGGTCAATCAAGGCGCGGGCTTGCAGGGCGCGGGATTGAACCTGACCGCCGCAAACAATCTTGGCTCGCTTGCGTCGCAGGGTCAAAACGCTTTCCTTCAAGGCACGTCGGCTGCCCTTGCGGGGCAGGGCGCTGCCCAGCAGCAGGCTCAGGCAGAGCTGGCCGCTCAGCAGCAGGCTTACCAAGAAGCTCAGCAGTTCCCGCTCCAGCAGCTGCAAATCCCGCTGCAGGCGCTCGGTGCGACTCCGTACGGAAGCCAAGGCACGCAGACAGGCCCCGGCCCGACATCGAACCCCTTGCTCACGGGACTTGGCGCGGCATCGGCTGGCGTCGGCATTCTCGGCGGCCTCAACAACCTTGGCGCGTTTTCGTTCCTTGCCGGTTTGTCTGACAAGGACGAAAAGACCGACATCAAGAAGGTCGGTAAAGATCCTGACAGCGGCTTGGACCTTTATGCTTATCGCTACAAGGGCGACCCGAAGACTTACCCGAAAGTCGTCGGCCCGATGGCGCAGGACATCGAGAAGAAGTACCCCAATCAGGTTGCCAAAGTTGGCGAGAAAAAAGTCGTCAATCTTGGTTTTGGCCCAATGAAGAGGGCGTTCGGCAATGGCTGATTACAGCTGGTCCTTCCCCGATCTTTCACCGGATGACTATTTTCGCGGCATTAACGTCGCGACGCTTCCGGCTGGGATGCGGAACAACAATATTGGGAACATCAAATATTCTAATTGGAGCGCCAAACTTCCGGGCGCAGTTGGTACGTCGCGGAACCTTGACCAAGGCGACCCGCAAGTTGTTTTCAACAGTCCAGAAGCGGGCGTTGCGGCCACTGCACGTTTGGCGCTGAACAAATACACCGGCGGCATGACGAACCTTAATTCGATCATCGCTGGCGACAAAGGTTGGACGCCGGGCAATTACGACGCCGCTGCGAATATCGCGCGAAGCATGGGGATTAAACCGACGGACAATCTTAACTTGTCCGACCCTGCTGCAATGACAAAATTTGTGCGCGGCCTCGCTCTTCAAGAGCATGGACCGTCCAGCGGAAAATTTACCGACGCGACTATCAACACCGGTATCAACGGTGTGTTTGGTGGAAACGCTGCAACAACTTCAACCGCTGCGGTTCCTGCTGGCACCGGAAACACCACGCCACCCCTGTTGGCGCAGGCTGGGATGCAACCGCAGCTAGCCGCTGCCAACGCTGCCAGTTCAGCTTCAGCACCCGCCGCTCAACCCGCCAAAGATTTTAATTTTGCAGGGCTCAGTTCTAGTGGTCTTGGTCTTATGGCTGCTGGCGCGCCGCACCAAACGTGGACGCCTTCAAACACACCTCCGCCAACGCACCAAGCTCAAGCCACCAATTTGATGGGCATTCTCGCCCAACCGTCGTTGCAGCAAGACGACATGAAACGCCGAATGATGATGGGACTTTTGGGATGACCTACGATTTTCCTTATGGGTACAATCCGTACACGATGGACCCGCTTGCGCTGATCGCACAGTCGCAGCAGCAGGGCCAGCCCGTTCAACAGCCCGTCTTTCCGCAGATGGTGCCGGAACAGAAGTCTTTTGGTCCTGCGCATTCTGCGCTTCAGGATTATCTGCGTGCGTCGCTCATGAACCAGATCAGCGTTCCTGGTCTTTTGAGCGCCATGCAGGCCAACCCGCAGCTCGCGCAACAGGTTGGTGGTTTGATTTCTCCGTCATTTACGCCCCAAGCAGTCCCGCACTATTCAATTGATTGGGCAAAGGCTGCCGATACGGCAAAGGCAATGCCAACGGGCTACGGTAGCTGAGGACTGAACATGGCTGATGATAACACCGACAATGTTTACGGTCTGAACCAAGACCAGCGCAATTCGATGCTGTTTAACTCGCTCACCAATCTCGGTGGGCTGTTGATGGCTGCTGGCCAACGGCAGATGCCTGCAGAACGCGCAAAGTACCTTGCGCAAATCGGCAACGTGCCTGGTGAAATGGCGAAGCAGATTGATGTGCTGCAGCAGGCGCAGCTGCGTAACGCGCAAATGCTGAAACTGCGCGAAGAGATGAACCAGCTGAAAGCATGGCGTTCCTTGAT